CTTGAATCTCACCACCGAAGAACTGTTCGCCGTCTATGGCGGCGTTCGCAAAAAAGGAGACTGATCTTGAGTTCAACAGGAACCGCCGCCGCCACTGGCGATACCGGCGCAGCAGCAGCAGCACAGGCAGCGGCAGCAGCAGCCGCGACGGCACAGGCCGCAGCATCGAATGCGGCGCCATGGTTCGACACCATGAAGACCGATGCAGAGTTCGTCGGCACATTGCAGACGCGCGGCCTCGACAAAAAAACCGCACTGGAAGCGGCGCACGATTTCTACAAGGGCCACCGCGAAGCAACCCAGATGATTTCCCGGCTGACGGGAACGCCGGACAAGGATCGCATTGTGATCCGGCCGAAACCCGATGCGACGCCGGAGGAAATCACCGCCTTCCATGAAAAGCTCGGCCGGCCCGCGAAAGCCGATGACTACGACTACAAAGACGTGAAATTCCCTGACGGCACCGAACTGGACGCGGACTATGCCGCGCATCTGCGGGCCGCAGCGTTCAAAGCCAACCTCACCAAGGACCAGGCCGCGTCGATCGCCAAGGACCAGGCCGCGTACATTCAGAAGATCGACGAAGCGCGCACGGTTGTGGATCAGGCGAAGCTCTCCGAAGAAATCCGCGCCATCGAAGCGGCATGGGGACCGAACCACGACGCCTTCCTGTTCATCGCCAAGCAGGCAATGACGAAGTTCGGCTTTACTCCGGACATGCTGCAAACCTTGCAGAAGACCATTGGCGCATCAAAAGTGATGGACGGCTTCCTGAAGCTCGGCCAGCAAACCGGCGAAGGCCGCTTCATCGCCAATCAGGCACCGGGCGGGACGGGACTGATGACGCCCGAACAGGCAACCGCCAAGGTGAAAGAACTGATGAGCGAAAAAGGCCCCGACAGTTTCGGCGCCAAGGTCCGCCGTGGCGATGTTGCCGCGACCGAGCAGTACAACGCGCTCGCCGAAATGATTACGCCAAGGGGAACGTAACCATGCCCAGCACATCACAGGCGCAATCCCGGTATATGCACATGGCGGATTCCGCGAAGGGCCGCGCGAAACTGAAGGCGGAGGGCAAGGAGCCTCCGCCTAAGTCCGTCGCCCATGAATTTGTCTCGGCCGATCGCGGAAAGAAAACCGGGCTGCTTCCCGAGCACGCCAAAAAGCGGGGTTGACAACAAACACCACAGACTGACATGATTCGTCAGGCCCGATAGTGATTCGGGCGCGGGACCGCGCAAGCGCCGCTGGAAGCTGTCGAAAGACAGAACTCCGGCCCCCCCTCTTGGGACACGGCCAAAGCAAATCGCTTTGAACCTGACCAAGAGGGATTACACCCGTGGCCGACGCATACGAAATTGCCCTAGCCCAAACCAAATTCTCGCTGGCGCTCGAAATGGCGCTTCAGCAAGAGACAACCAAGATTCGCGGCGCGGTGCGCGAACAGGGGATTACGGGCGCCAAGCTCATGTCCCCGATTCAGCAAATCGAGCCCGTCCAGATGAAGGCCGTTTCCGGCCGCTTCTCGGACAAGAATTACGACGCCAACTACTACACCCGGCGCTGGGTTGCTCCGACCGATTACGTCGGCGACACGCTCATCGACACTTTCGACTTGCTCAAGACCGAAATCGACCCCAAGGGCGAAACGGTTTCTTCGTGGGCAAGTGCATGTAACCGCGCCTTCGACGACGCGATTGTCACCGGCGCCTTCGGCACCAACCAGATCGGCACCGACGCCAACTCGCTTTCCAACGAAACCTTCGACGACACCAAATACACGGTGGACGAGGATTTCGGCGGAACGGGATCGGGCCTTCTGGTCGCCAAGATCATCGAAGGCCGGCGCATCATGCGCAAGAATCATGTGGACATCGAGCGCGAAGGCGTAACCCTCGTCATCGGTTCCTTCCAGGAAGCCGACCTTCTCAAGCAGTCGCAGGTTGTGTCCAGCGAGTTCAACCGCAATGGCGGCGTCGTGGAGAACGGTACAGTCACCCGCCTCTACGGCTGCAACATCATTGTGATGGAGCGGTTGCCGCTGGTGGAATCGGCTGCGGTCCGCAACTGCCTGATGTTCGTGAAGTCCGGTTTGGTGCTCGGCGTCTGGCAGGACATCAAGACCCAGCTGGCTCAGATTTTCACCAAGGAAGGCAACCCGTGGAACGTGTCCACCGTGCTTTCGCATGGTGCGACGCGAACCCGGCCCGGCAAGGTCATCAAAATCCAGTGCGTCGATAGTTCCGGCGCCGACACAACCCCGTAATCGGCGAAACGGGCCGGGCTTGAAACCCGGCCCAACCGCTCCAAGGAAACGCACGCATGACCACGGAAAGCCTCAAGACCACACAGATCACCGACCTCGACGCCACGCCGCCCACCAAACTTGCGGCCGGCAAAGGGGCAAAAGGCGCGTCCCAGAAGATCACAGGTTTTGTCACCACGACTTCGGGCAAGACAACCGGCTCGACCTATCTTCTGGCGCGCGTACCGCGCAACGCGGTCATCAAGAGCATCGTATTGGATTCGGCCGCGATGGGCGGGTCTTCGGCGCTCGACTTCGGCGTGTATTACTCCGACGCCACCAGCGACGGCACCTCCGCCGCCAATCAGGGCGCAGCGATCACGGCCGCGTTCTTTGCTTCGGCCGTGGACGTGTCGTCTGCGGTACGCGCAACCGACATCACCAACGAGTCCGGGACGTACACCATCGACAAGCGCAACAAGGAACTCTGGGACGCGCTTGCTGTCGCCACCGACCCAGGCGGGTTTCTGGACATCGTTGCGACTTCGACGGCGACCATCACCACCGGCGCCCTGTTCGGCATCGAAGTCACTTACACGACCGGGGGCTGATCCGTGGCGGACACTTTCTTTGGCATGAACCTTGGGGATTTGGAGGTCGAGTCGAACGTACAGGTCGGCTCGTCCACCAACTCCACGGATATTGAGGTGCGTGTGACGCACACCGCCGCTCACACCCCAACGCGCGAGGAATCGCGGCGCTTTCTCGAAGTGATCCGCGACTACATCGCGAGCGGAACGAACACCACCTGGCCTCTGGCGTAAGCGCATGGCTACGGCGGAATTTTCAGCGACGGCCGGCGCCCGGCGCGCAACGGCGCAAAGCTCCAACCTGTTCGGCAAGACCGCGACCGACGCGACCTCGGCCGATACGGCCGTCGGGACCGTCGTCACCGACAACACCACCGCGCTCGCCGCAATCGACACGTTTGCAGCCGCCATTATTGCCATCACAGGCGACACCTACGTCGCCCATCAGTTTGTCTTTGGCGGCGCGACCGGCCTCACTCATGCGCAGGTTGCCACCAATTTTGCGCTGCTGAATACGGCCATCACGAATTTCCTCACCGCCCAGACCGATGCAAACACGGCAAAAACAGCGACAGCCCTTGTCAAGACGGACGCGTCAGCGGTGGATACCGGCGCCGATGTGACGGTGCGTATCGGCTCGCTCACCAATGTTTCGAGCTTCGACATTCTGGTGAACTGCCTGCGACGCATCGAGGATCGCGTGCGCGGTTCCAACCTCATGCCTCTGGGCCAAGGCGCTCCCCGGAGTCCGTGATGCTTCAAGATCGCGTCGTCCTCGCCAACAATGTAGGCACCTCCACGACCGGCAATGTCGTATTGGGCGGGCGCTACATGATGGAAGTTGTCGCCACGTTCGGCGGCGGTTCGGTGAAATTGCAACGGCTCGGGCCGGACGACTCAACCTTTCTCGACATCAAACAGGTATTCGAGAAGGCGGACGGTACAGGCGGTGTGGCCGATCCGCTCTTGATCGCAAACTTTCTTGCCAACGGCGCGCAGATACTCGACCTCGCGCCCGGCTCCTACAAATGCACGATCGCCACCGCAACCGCCGTGTACGCAGCACTGGAACGCATCCCGCTTGATTGAGCGGCCGGAGAGTCGCTTATGAGCGTTCTGACCTATGTTGATGGCTCCGGCGTCCTTCGTGACGTTTCTTCGGCCCAACCCCTTCCCACCACAGGCACAGGTTCAGGCCCTTCCGTCGGATTGACGGGTAGTACAGCGCCAACCTCTGCCGACGAAATCGGCTGGGTTGACGGCTCGGGGAATCTTGTCAACGTCAGCGCCGCGACGCCTTTGCCGGTTGCGGCGACAGTTTCCGCCGAAGAAATCGTTTTGAATGTGACCGGCAGCACGTCCTCTGCGGCCGTCCTCACCAACTTTCCGATCACCACCACCGGCTATCGCACGGCGTCCGTGCAAGTCACCAACGCGGGTTCCAGCTGTACGCTGATTGCCGAACAGTCGAACGATGGAACAACGTGGTACGGGATTCAGACCCCGACGGATCTTGTCGCCGAAGCGGCCACGCCCCTGACCGTCGTTGGCCTCTATAACTTCCCCGTCTCAGCCAAACAGTTTCGTATGCGCTGCTCGGTCTATGGGTCCGGAACCCCTGCCGTCAATGTGCAATTCCGCCTTGCGGAAATTGACTATGCGCTGCAATCCACGGCGCTCGGTGCAAGCTCAGCCGTCATCGGCCATGTGATTGTCGATTCCGGAACGCTCGCCGCAACGCAGTCCGGCACATGGACCGTACAGCCCGGCAACACCGCCAACACGACGGCATGGAAGGTGGACGGCTCGGCCGTTACCCAACCTGTTTCGTCGCTCGACACCCGCCCTGCGTCCGGCAACATCACCATCGTTGACTCCGGGTCATCCACGACCACCGGCTTTCAGTCCGCCTCCATCATCACCGGCTCGCCAAGCGCCAATTCGACATACACGCAGGCGCTTAACGGCATGAATGCGGTTGACTTTCAGGTGTCCGGCACATGGACGGGGACGCTGCAATTTGAAATTTCGATGGATGGCGGCACGACCTACGAGATTCTGGTCGTTCGCGTCTTCGGCAGCGTCTATATTTCCGGCACCACCACCGGCAACGGTATTTTCATCGGCAACTGCGCCGGTGCCACGCATGTTCGCGTGCGCGCCACAGCAGCAATGACCGGAACGGCTGTCTGTCTCGCCACCATTTCCTATCATCCGTCCGCCGTTTACGTCACGCACCCGACACGGCTTGTGGACAATGCGTCAGGCAATCTTGCCGTCATCAAGAACGCGAGTACGGCAGCAGGCGCAACCGACACGGCCTTGGTCGTTGCGGTTTCGCCAAACAACACGGTTGCGGTCACGCAATCGGGCGCATGGTCGCTTTCCGCAAACCAGTCAACCAATATCAGTCAAGTGAACGGCACGACCGTTCTGGTCAACACTGGCGCGGTCGGTACAGGTTCAGCCCGCGTGGCCGTCGGCACCGACACCGCAACGGTGGCAGGCTCCGCGCCCGGTTCGGCAGGATCGCCAAATGTGTACGTCGGTGTCTCCGGTGCGGCCGCCTCCGGTGCATCGGTCGCCGGAAACCCTCTGCTCTCTGGTGCGCGCGCGGCCACAACGAACCCCACGGCGGTCACGGACGGTCAAGCCGTCGCGCTCATGGCGGACAAACTCGGCAAACTGGTGGCGGTCGGTGCCGTCCGCATTCTCAAAGGCACGCAGAAAGCCACGCTATCCAACACCACATCGGAAACCACGATTGTTACGCAAGTCGCCTCTACGTTCCTTGATCTGTACGGCCTCATTCTCGCCAATTCCGGCGCGAGCACTACCAAGGTCGATATCCGAGACACCACCGGCGGCTCGATCATCGCGACTATCGAAGTGCCGACGCTGGAAACGCGGGGGTTCATGCTGGAAGTGAGTTCGGCGATTCCGCAGACCACCGTGAACACCAACTGGACCGCGCAATGCACGACCGCGACCACCGCGCTCGAAGTCACCGCGCTCTATGTGAAGAATATCTAAGATGACAACCACCGTCGTCATCCTCACCGATACTGCGGCTCCGACCTATACAATCCCGACGGATTGGTCGAGCACAAACACGATTGAATGTATCGGTGCCGGTGGCAACGGCGCGGTCGGCACCTCTGGCGTTGGGGGCGGAGGCGGCGGATCAGGTACATACTCCAAGGTTTCCAATGTTGCAGGGCTTTCCGGCAGCGTAAATATTCAAGTAGGTGTCGCGAACGGCAGTGGTGGTGGCGGCGGCACCGGCTCGACGTGGTTTAATGGCACCACCGCACCGCTCGCGACAGTGAGCGCCCACCCCGGCTCCGCCGGAGCGACCAATGGCACAGGCGGGGCCGGCGGAATAATCTCTGGCACCGTCGGCACTACCAGAACCGGGGGTGCATCAGGCGGCACCGGCGGCAGCGCCCTAGGTGGGGGCGGCGGCGCCGGGGCGCCCGGACCATCTGGCGCCGGCGCAGCGGGCGGCAATGGCGGCGCAACGACAGGCGGCAATGGAGGGACTGGCGATAATGGAGCGGGAGGCGCTGGCGGAGCAGGCGCAGTAAATTCGACATCTGCGGCTGTCATTGGCGGCGATGGAACCGAAATGTCCGGCGGAGTTGGTGCCGGCGGCGGCGGCGGCGGCGGTGCGCTTTTGGGGGTCGGTGACACCGCTGGGAAACGCGGCGGCAATTACGGCGCCGGCGGCGGCGGCGCGCCAAGCATCGGGCTCGCTGGTGCCGGCATCCAGGGCGTCATCATCATTACTTACACGCCGCGCGCATCTGGCGGGACTCTGCAAACGATGGGATGCGGCTGATGCTGCTCTCCACCATTCTTGAACTGTCGGCCATTCCCGGCGCGTTCGGTATTTGCGGAGCCGTGGCATATTTGCTGCGCAGCAAACCAATACCCGTTGCGCCTTTGCGCGAGTATCAGCCGGAAGACTTGGCCGAACTGGCAGCAGCCAATCGCTACGAATTTACCGACGAGCAGGGCAGGGGCTTGGGCGAACTTGTACCGGAAGGTGCAGACCCCCATAGTGCCGTGATGGAACGCGGCCTTCGAGAAGGCAAGACCTTCGGGGCACGCGCCATAAAACACGGAGACGTATCGTGAAAGTCATCACACACCTGTTTGCATTCTGCTTGTTTCTCTGTCCGGCGATTTCGTCCGCACAGGCACCCATCCACGGCCTCGTCGCAATGGGATCGCAGAAATGGGAAGCCAAGGAACAGGCTGCGCCCAACGCACTTGAGGAACCCTACGCTCATCCCGGTATCTATTCTGCCGCTGTCTGTTCGCTGCGATGGGCAGATTTGCAGCCGATACAGGGCGGTTCGCTTGTCACTACCACACTTGACAACTGCCTCGTCAATATCGCGGCGTACAATGTCGCCTATCCAACGACTCCGATGACAGCAAAACTGCGCGTCTTCGGCGGGCGGCAAGCACCACAATGGGCGAAGGAATTGGATGGCGGCCCGCTTACCGTTTTGCAGAACGGACCATACACGACAGGATACTGGTGGACGGCAGACTATCGCTCGGCTTGGGCTTCGTTTCAGGCCGCGCTTTCCGTGCTCTACGACGACAACCCGCTCATTCAGGAAGTGGCGATTACCTCCTGTGCGGAAATCGGCGCAGAACCGTTTGTCGTTGCCGCCGGGACCATCGACCGGCAGACTTTGCACACGGCAGGGTACACCGACACGCAGGGCCAAGCCTGTCTCAATGCGGCGGTGGCGGATTTCTCCGGCTGGGCCAACGAGGCACTTGATTTCGATTTCGCATCCTTCGAGGCTATCGACACCGGCCATCTGGTGCGCCAGCCCGCCGTCACCGAAGCAGTCATGGCGGCATTCCGTACAAGCGTACCGGGGGGCGTGTTCGCCAATCATTGTCTGCAAAGTCCGCTGACCGGATGCACAAGCTATCCGATCTTCGCCTACTTCACGTCCCCGGTCGCATTCCAAACCGGGTCGCAGCCGGATTGTACGGTGGACACGTTCAATGCCGGGCTGTCCGCCGGCATGACCGAATTTGAAGTCTGGGACACCGTTGGCACGAACTGTCACTACACGGCCGCGCAGCTTCAGAGTTTTGCCGACACCTTGGGCGGATACTAAATGACGGGCTTCGCCTCCGCTGTTGACATTGTAAACCGTGCGCTACAGCGCATCGGTGCGAAGCGTATTGGTCTTCTCACCGATACTTCGCGCAACGCGGCGGAGGCGAGCGCCTGTTACGACAAGCTGCGCCGGGCGGAACTGCGCCGCAATGTCTGGGTGTTCTCCATCAAGCGCGCAGCCATCCGCCCCGTGGGTACGTTCAACGCGACCAAATACCTGACCTTTGCTGCGTGGGCGATCGGCACGACTTATGCCCAGAACGATGTCGTCACCGGCTCGGACTCGCAGGTTTATTACTCGCTCGGCGCTTCCAACCTCGCCAACGATCCCGTCACCACGACCGGCTATTGGGCACCGTATTTCGGCCCACTGACCGCATCTGAATATGTCGGCACCTGGGGCGCCGGTTTCACCTATGCGCTCGGCGATCATGCCGTCGGGTCGGACTCCAAGGTGTACGTGTCGCTGATCGTCGGCAACATCAATCACAATCCGGTATCGACCGTGGGCGTGGATTGGCAGATTGCCACGACGGCCGACACCGACGATCTGACCAAAGCCACGTCAACGTCGGTGGCGTCCGGGTTCTATGCGGGCGAAATCGTCTTTATCGGCGCGGCAGTCTATCTGTCTCTGCAAAGCAGCAATACCGATGCCCCGCCGTCCAGCCAATGGCTGACCTTGACGGCCGCGCCTGCCCTTGCTGTTCCTGATTTCATCTATCCGCTGGGCGCCGGTCCCTTGCAGCAATCCGGCACGCGCAATGTCTTCAAACTGCCCAACAATTATCTGCGTACAGCCCCGCAATCCACCAAGCAGGGCAGCGTCACCGTCATGGGGTCGCCGACGAATCTTTCGTACACCGATTGGGAATACGAGTCGGGCTATCTGACTTCGGCTTGGTCAGGGCCGATTCCGCTGCGTTTCGTCGCCGATATGACCGATGTCACCCAGATGGACGACATGTTCTGCGAGGGGCTGGGCGCGCGCGTGGCAATGGAGCTGTGCGAACCGCTGACGCAGAGCGCCGCGAAATTGCAGGCCATCGAAGGCGAATACAAAACCTTCATGGCGGAAGCCCGCGCCGTCAACGGAATCGAAATCGGCCCGGTCGAACAGCCGCTCGACGATTTGCTGCAAGTCCGGTATTAAGCCGTGGGCAGCGCGGCTTTTGCTCAAAATTCGTTTCTGGGCGGCGAGATTTGCCAGTACAGTCAGGGTCGCTTTGACGAGCCTGCGTACAAAACCGGGCTTAATCTGTGTTCCAACGCGCTCCCGGTAGAAGAAGGCGCATGGGCGCGCCGCCCCGGCACACAGTTTGCCGGATTTTCGCGCAGAGGCGCTCTGGGCCGGGTTATCGGTTTCGATATTGTCGCGTCTGCCCCCTACGATTTTGAGCTGACGCCGGGATTTCTGCGCGTCTGGCAAGGCCAAAGCCTCGCGCTCGATCAGGCCCCGGCTGCCGTCACCTCAATCTCAACCGCCAAACCAGCGGTCCTGACCGTTGCCGCGCCGCAAACATGGGCGAGCGGCGATTCGGTACAAATCGTTCTGGCTACGGACAACACAAATTATCTGGCGATGGCCTATCTCGCCAACCGCCAGTTTGTCTTGACCAAGCTCACCACGACCACCTTCTCGCTTGCCGACCAGTTGGGAAACTCCCTTGACGGTTCGCTCTTTGCGCTCGGCGTAACGGTAGCGACGGCCGGGCATATTTACGAAGTGGCGACGCCGTGGGCGGACGTAGCGACCATCAATACGGTGCGCATTGCGCAATCCGAACTGCAAATCCTGATGTTCGCCTACCAGACAGCAACGCAATTGTTCACGGTCGGGGGAACGCTCTTTACCGGACAAAAGAGTTTCAGTCTGGCAGCTGCGACTTTCGTGGATGGACCATATCTCGATCCGCCAAAGGACGGCTCAAGCGTACAATCGTCCGGCGCGTCTGGTTCGGTGACACTGACTTTCTCGGTCAGTCAGGGCTTTACCTCCGCCAACATCGGCCAGAATATCAGGCTTCTGTCGGAACCGGCGCCGTGGATTTCCGGCGGACACTCCTACGTCGCCGGAGACAAGGTGAAGTATCAGGGCGTCTATTACAGCTGCATCGTTGCCACTGGAACGGTGAACAATCCGACAGTGGCGATCAATGCATGGTCGATTGACGAAACCCTCGCGCACTGGTGCTATGCGCTCATTACTGCCGTCACCAGTACAACGGTTGTTACTGCGACCCTTTCCAACATTCCGCTCCCCCCCGGGCCGAACATCGTTATCGCGCTCGGAAATCCGCTGCTCTATACCCACGACTCAGGCAATCCCATCACCACCTATCGCATGGGGCTTTATTGGGGCACGCAATTCCCGCAGAACGGAACCTTTCACGAGGGGCGATTCTGGTTTGCCGGTGCCGTACAGAACCGCGTCGATTCCGGCATGGTCAACAATGGCCTGACGTGCTCCCCAACCTTCTATGAGGGCACGGTCGCGGACGACTGCGGGATTTCCGCCGTGTTCAATTTCCCCGAAGTCATGGAAATTGAATCGATGGCGCCCGTCCATCAGGGCGTTCTCTGTCTCTGCCGGTCCGGCGAAGTGCTGATGCAGGCAAGCCAGCTCGGCGACCCGCTTACGCCAACCTCCATTCAGGCGCACCAGGTATCGCGCTATGGTGCCGAAAAGCTCGATCCCGTTTCGGTCGGATATTCCACGCTGTTCGTCCAGCGATACGGCAAGAAGGTACTGGACCTGACGGCCAGCGTTTTCAGCCAGCGGATTTCTGCGGTCAATGTATCGCGGGACGCGCGGCATCTGACGGCGCCCGGCGTAACGGAAATCCGTTCGCAACGCGAACTGGCCCCGCTCATCTGGGCGAGGTCGCCGAACGCGATGGGCGGCTGGATCGGCATGACCTACAAGCGGGAGGATTCGTATTCGTCTTCTGCCCCGCTTTTCAATGCGTGGCACCGTCACCAGCACGGCGGCCAGCGTTATCCAAAATCCATCACGACGGGAACCGTGGCGGGCGGCGCCACCGATACGCTCGCCATGCTCACCGAGCAGCCGAACAACACCTATTACGACTATAACGCTCACCACGTAGAATTTCTCACGCCCATCTTTCAGGAAGGCCAGAGCCTTGCGACGGCATGGCAGGCTGACGATGCAATCGCTCCGGTATCGGCGCTGATTTCCGGTACAAACGTGATCTTTTACGGTTTGTGGCACATTCTGGGCCGAACTGTGGGGGTCTATATCGCCGGGCTTGATTGCGGGGATTATGTCGTCGCCACGAACGGGTCGGTGACAGTGCCGTTCGGGGCCTGTGACGGGCTGTTTACGCTCGCATTTCTCGAATCGGTTTCCGGCGGAGTGAATTTCGTTTTGCCGGGTACGGGCGCCGACCCTGTATTCCTGACCCAGCCTGCCGTACAGAGCTATTCCGATCCGCTGCCGCATATTGTGGCCTGGCTTGGTTCGGCGGCGCCTGGCAGCACCAACATTATCGGCGAATACGATGGCGGCAATGTCTGCGCGCAGTTCAATTTCAGTTCCGGCGCATTCGTTTCGCGGCAGGACATGTCCGCGCTCGGCGTCTATCCAGGCGTTCTGAACGGCAACACGGTATTGTCGCCAGACGGGAAAATGTGGACCACCAACGATCACTCGACCGGTCCCGGCGCTTATGTCCGTGTTGATCCGTCCGGCTCGCCGTGGAGCGTTACCGATTCATGGGGTGTCTATCCAGCGGACGTTCCCACCGGATCGCCCTACCCGATTTCCCAGGCGTATCTGACGATGGGTTCGACGCACTGGCTGGTGCAGGGCGGCTTTACCAATAGCCATATTACGGTCCTGCGTGCCGATCCGCCCGCCTATCCGGCCGGGCACTTCGGTTTCTGGGGCCATCAGACAGACATCACCAGCGACGGTTCGTTCGGCGTCTGCGCCGGCCCGCAGTCCGCATCGAGTGCAACGGCATACTGGACCGCAGAAACCCATGCGTCAGGACCGCCGTACAAACTCGGCAAGACCGTGATCGCGAGCGGCGCGGAGAACTACGATCCTTCGACGTGGACCACGCCCAACGGCTTCATTACCACAACCACGATCAAGACCTATGTGCCTACGGATTTCGATGCAACATGGACCACGATTTTTGCCTTCTGCGGCCCGGCCTACGACGCGACCGACGGCCATTTGCTGTTGCAGGTGCGCACCACCGATGTCGTCACCAACAAGCAGTACATCGTCAAGGTCAATTCCTCCACGGGTGCCGTGATCTGGAAGGTGCCGGTGCTGAGTGCGTTTTTCAACGAACAGGCCGTGTGCTTTTCGCGCATCCAGACCGGGTACTATTTCTATCAGGCCCAGACCTCCACCTGGGGCGGCACCGCGTACAGCATCAAGACTTCGGACGGAACAACCACCACGCAGACCTATACGGGGTTGTCCGGTTTGAGCGAGCAGGTATCCGATGACGTGCTGGGCTGCATCATCGGCAACGGCGGCTGGGACAAGGCGCAGGGGAACATCACCTTGCTAAACTCTACGCCGAACGCTGGCGGTACGCTGGTGGCGATCTATTTTGTGACGCCGGGCACCGCCGCAACCAATACGATCCTTGCGACCGCTCCGGTGGTTATCGGGTTTCGTTTTCCCTCCAAGGGTCAGTTGCTCCGCCCGCAGTCTCCAGAAGCGAGTGGCGCGCGCAACGGTCCTGCTATGGGCAAGACGCGCCGTCCTCACCGTGCGGCCGCCTATCTGGTGAACGCCATCAACGGCACGACGTATTGGGGTACGGATTTCACTACCGTATATCCGCTGATTTTTGAATCGCCGCGCGAATCAGACACAGTGCTACAGCCCTTCACGGGGATTCAGCGGTTCGAGTTGCAGGGCGACTACGACTACGACGGCATGATCGCATGGGAAACGTCCAGCCTCTATCCGCTGGCGGTCGCTGCGATTGAAGGATTTTTGGAAACGCAGGACATCTGATGGCTGTCGATTACGGAGCGATTGGCGGTGGGGTGAAGGGCCTGACGGGCGGCATCGCCGATCTGTTTGCGTCCGGCATGTACGGCCAGCAAGCCAATATCTACGGACAGGACGTAAATCTCGCCAAGGAATCCACTGGCCTAAAGGAATATGCAGCCACCGGCGAAGCGCTCATGGGGCTTGGCGCAACCCGTACAGGCTACGGCGGCGGCAATCTGGCAACGTCCGGATCGGCGGTCGATGTGCTGGCAGAATCGGCCCAAAACGCCAGTCTCAACAAAAGCATGATCGCCATTCAGGGCCAGCTAGAGGAAAACGATTTCCTCATCAAGCAGCAGGCCGCGAAGTCTCAGGAAACAAGCAGTCTCATCGGCGGCATCGGCGGGCTGATTGGCGGCGCGGCACAGATCGGCATGGGTATCTGACATGGCGGCAATTCCTGTTTACAATCCGCTGAACGCAATCGGTCAGGGCCTTCGCATCCCGGAAGGCGGGGCCGGCGATCTTGGCGTGGCAGCGCGCCATGCCAGCGCGCAACTGCGTGTGGGCGGAGACGCGGTTGCTGGCACCGTCGAAACCTACGGCCAGCACGAAGTCCAGCAGGAAAACGCCGATATCGAAACCGCCAAGGCCGGTACGCTCGATCCGCTGACACAAGGCATCAATAAGGCGCTCGCCAACGCCCCGCAGGGCAAAGAGCACGATGCACTGAACGAATATCTGAACGGCCAGGGTGCCGAACTCATCAACAAGATCGGTGCGGACGCATCCACTACCGAAGGCCAGCAACGCGCCGCGTCCGCGCGCGCCGAACTCACCAGCTATGCGTTTCGTTTCGGGCATTCCGGCGTCTCGATTATCTCGGCCGTCAACGTAAGGAACAGCGTCAACAACGGCGCCAATGTCTATGCCCAGCAGGCCGGTCAGGGATTCATGTCGCTGGCCGATGCGCGCGAGAACACCCGTACGCTGGTCGAAAGCTCGATCAAGTCCGCGCCCGATATTTCCGCCGAAGACGCGGCGCGGGTACGCGATGCGGTTCTCTCGTCGAAGTATCACGACATCGACGCTGCGGTGGGCAAGGGTTGGGCCGAACGCGATCCGGTACGCCTTGGCGAGGCCATTGCGAAGGGCGAGCTGCCAAATCTGAGCGGCGAAGAAGTCGATGCACTGAAGGACCACGCCGTCACCTACAACCGCGCTCAAGTCGATTTTGCTCAATCGCAACAGAAGAAGCAGGCCGACGATTTGCTGGCACAATCCTATTCGGGGCTGTCTCTCGACGGCAACGGCAACATGATCCTGACCCCGCAATTCATTCAGGGCAGGGACCAGTATGCGCACATGCCGGGCGCGGAAGCCGCCAAGACCGAATCGTCGCTGAAACTTGTGCAGCAGGTGCAGCGCGATCAGATCGACGGCAAGAGCGTCGTTACCGACCCGCGCGTTTACGCCGACCTGACGAAGCGTCTATTTCTGCCTTCTGGCGACCCGCACGCACTATCGTTCGCCGATATAGACGAAGCGCGAATCCACGGTGCGCTCAGCGACCGCGACTGGAAGATGATGCACGAGTCGCTTGAGGACCTGGAAAAAGACCCGGTAAAGAAGGACGCCTACGGCCAGTTCTCAAAGCAGACGGAGGCTCTGAAAGGCGTCATCACCAAGACGAATCCGATCGCCGGTATTTTCGATGCTGGCGGCGACCAGCGTTACGCAGAATTTCTGGTGGCAGCCCATTCACGATTCGATGCGGCGTACAAATCCGGCCAGTGGCACAAATTGCTTGATGCAAACGAGTTGGGAAAGCTCGCCGTGCAGTACGGCAACCTTCCACCCCAGAGCGGTTCGCCAACACTCGGCAAGCCGCAATATGTACCGCCGCCTGCAAATTCGCCGCACGCACCAACTACCAAGCGCAATCCGGGCGAAACAGCGGAAGCCTATCTTGCCCGCGTGGGCGCGCATTAAATGAGCCAGCCGGGGATTGCACCCACACCGCCGGAAGCGGCAGGCGCGGCCAGACTGAATGCGCTTCGTCAAGGCGGGTTCAGCGAACAGGAAGCATCCGATTATCAGGCGCGGCAATCTGTTGTGCTTGCGCGGGGTGGATTTTCCGGCAAGGAAATCAGCAACTATTGGGGCAGCGATCCTAAAACCCCACAGCTCGCCCACACACTTTCGATGAATGCCGACACGCCGAAAGAGGCTGGCAATCTCTACGAAGAATACATGGCCGGCTGGCAGGACTCCGATCTTGGCCTTGCGATGCACGGCAAGCCGACACTCGCGCATTCTCCCAAGAGCGGCATCATTGCGTCGGTGATCAATCAGGCGGGACAATTCGTCGGCGATCTTCCGGCGGCAGCGCCGGGCGCGTTCATCGGTGCAGGTGCAGGCGGTGCGGCCGGCGCTCTGGTGCCCGGCGCTGGCGAGACTGGCGCGTCTGAAGCGATCGGCGCTGCCGCCGGTGCGGGCTTCGGATTCAATGCGGTGCCGCAGGCGGTGCGCGAGGGCTTGCTGGATGCGTACAATCGCGGCCAGGTCAAGACATGGACCGATGCGTGGAACGTCGCATGGAACAGCGCCTCGAATGTGGTGAAACAGGGCGTCGTCGGTGCGGCAACAAACCTTGTCGGCGGCCCGGCGGCACAGGTTGCCGGAAAGGCCGGACTAGGCCCGGTTGCACAGACCGGCGTCAGGCTCGCGACGGAAGCAGGCACGGCCGTCACGACCGGGGCGCTGCTCGACGGCCATGTACCGGACGCACACGATTTCGCCGCAGCCGGACTGCTGATCTTCGGCCTGCATGGTGTCGCGGGCGCTGCTGGAAAGATCGTTGGGGGAAAGTATCGGGCGTCCATCGGCGAGAATCGAATCGCCGCCAATCTGCAACAGGTTTACCGCGAGACAGGCATCCCGCCATGGCAGGCGGCAAAACTCGCGCAAAGCGATCCTGTCGTCTATCAGGAATTGCTCGCGCAGGACACGGGCGGCAATCCATCGCTCGGCAAGACGCGCGCGCACGGCGGCATCGAGCCGCAGCCGTTCGGCAAACGTACAGCCACGCCAGAACAGGAAGGCAAGACGCCAAGCTTTGCGCGGACTGCCGACGATCTTCTGCCGACGGTCAGGGGCCTGGAAGGGTCCGGCATCGAAGCCAGAGACGACGCTGCAATCTCACCGGCGGGCGCAATGGGCCGCTACCAGATCATGCCGGGCACGGCGCGGCAATACGGCTTTGACCCGGCGCATTTGCTCGACCCGCATTACAACGAAATGGTCGCCCGTACCGTTCTCTCCGACCTCATCAAACGGTACAATGGCGACACGGCTGCGGTGCTTGTGGCCTATAATGCCGGTCCGGGATGGGCTGCGAAATTCCTTGCCGCCGGCCGCGATCCCTCCATGCTGCCGCACGAGACGCAGAAATATCTCACTCATGCGGAGTCGATGGGCCTGACTCCGGTCGGCCCATACCGCGCCAACTGGAAGAACTTCCGCGACCGGCCGGAAATGGTATTGCGCCAGACCACGCAGGGCAATGTGATCCCGGACCCTCATGCGGTTGCGTCCTATCTGCACGAGTTCGGCAGGCTCGCCAATTTCAGTTTCAAGATCGAGCCTGCGATGATGGACATAGATGAAGGGCCGGGGCCTTCGTTCGAGCATCGGCCGGCCGAACCCTTCGCCAGTACCTATCGCAATGTGTTCATTCCAGACACACCGGAAGAAACACAGAAGCGCTGGTACGGACTAGGACGCTACGAAGTCCTCTATCACGAAGTCGGCCATGCGATCGACAGTTACATGCATGGCGGAACGGGAACAACAAGACAGATTTCCGACCCGGAATTGAAGGCGGAAATGGTGGCTTCGTCCAAGGCGTGGAAGCCGCTCATCTGGGAACGCTATCCCGACCATGCCAAGAAGCCTTCCGAACTCGTCGCCGACAACATCGCGCGCTACATTTCCGATCCTGTGGCGCGAAAGGACATGCCGCTGTTCGACAAGCAGTACGGCGAAATTCTCAAACCGTACATCGAAGCGGCGGAACGCGCCCTGCCTGTGAAGGGCAGCGACGGCAAATGGACCGACCCGAAGGGTGCCCCGCAGGGCGGCGGCTGGTACGGCATGGATGGTGGTGGAAAGAAACCGCCCGGCGGGGGCGGTACACAAGGGGGCGAAGGTCCAAAGCAAATCCCCGGACCGAAAGGCGACAGGTTCCGCCTGCCGTTTGATTTGCGCGCGCAACGCTTTCAGGAAGACATGATCGGCAAGGAACCGGAACGCGGCACCCCGCCGCTCGGCGAAGCTGTCCGGCAGTATGTCTCGGAACTGAAACCGGCCGAAGACATCGACACGCTGTTGCGCGAACGCGGAAAGCTCGGGCCGAAGTCCGTGGGCGTCGCCGATATGTTCCGGCAGACCTACGGCTCGGAAGGCCGGGCGCTCTCCATGCTGAAGGACGGCCCGCTGGATTTGTCTGACCCGAACAACATCACGCGGCGCGCAGGTATAAAGCCGTACATGAAGATTTTGGAGGACGTGCAAAAGGGCGGCGGCACGCTGGAAGGCTTCGACTACTGGCGTTCGGCCCAGCGCACGGTACAGCTCGACAAACGCGGCATAGAAGGCGTCATGCCGCTCGACGAAGCGAAAGCCACGATAAAAGACGCGCCGGAGATTTACGCAGAAGCGGACGGCGAATTGCAGAAGTTTCAGGGCGCCATGCTCGATTACATGGTGGCGTCTGGTACGATTTCGGCCAAGCAAAAGGCGCTGATGCTGAAGGCGGGACCGTCCTATGTCTCGTTTCGCCGCATCATGGGCGACGACCAGAGTTTCATCACCATGCGCGGCTCGCGATCGTTCCGTGTCGGACGGTCGGTGTTCAAGATAGAGGGCTCTGACAAACAGATCGTATCCCCGCTCATGTCGGACATCGACAATGTGCGGCTGATGGTGCGCATGGCGGACCGCAACCGCGCCCAGCGCGCGGCGATCGGCACACTGGCGGAAGAAAAGAGCGGAGTCCCGGCGCTCATCAAGCGCGAGAAGCCGATCGAGATTGCCGAACCGGGCAGCGACGTATTCAAGCCCTACAAACTCGACGCGGACACCGAGAAGGTCTATGCCGCGATGACGGCGGTGAAAGCGGAGTCCGGCGACAAAAACACCTTCACCCATTATGAGGACGGCGTTCCCGTTACCTACCGCGCGCAGTCGCCGGAACTCGCGCAACTCATGCGCGGTGCGGACTCGGGCCAAGAGGCCCATATCATCGACCGCGTGTTTACCGCCGCCTCCAAGCTGACGCGGCTTGGTGTGGTGCTGTCACCGGACTTTCCGGTGCGTATCGGTCTGCGCCATGAAATGACGGCGTACACCTATGACCCGCTTCATCCGCCGCCCCTGGTGAATTTCATCGAAGGGGCAATGGATATTTTCGGCAAGAGGGACGCCTTCAAGGCGTGGGCGGCGAACGGCGGTGCCGGAGCAACCTTTGCGGAAATGGGCAATGCCACGCTCAAGCACGATGTCTTCAAGCTGTTCGACGAAACCGGCTTTACCAACAAGGCGTGGAATGTGATGCAACACCCCATTGAGGCGGGGCTGGCGTTGCAGGAATTTATCTCGACGGCAAACCGTGTGGGCTATTACAAGCGCGCGATCCGCATGGGCTATGAGCCGCTGAAGGCGGCCACCATGTCGCGGCCGGCCTATCTGGATTATTCCGAACGCGGAACTTCCGCCTTCGTCAATACGTGGTCGAAATGGACGCCGTTCTTGCGGGCGCACATTCTCGGTACGGAAATGCTCGCCAAAGCCTACGCCAAAGACCCGGCGGGAACGGTCGCCCGGCTGATGCTGTCGCACACCATCCCGTCGGTCATCCTCTATGCGCTGAACTACTGGCAGGATCAGTCGGGCCAAGTACCAGAAGATCAGCAGTACAAACAGATCCCCCGCTGGGAGAAGGACACCTATTTCATCCTTCCCCAAGTGGGAGGTACGCGGCTTCGCATTCCCTATGGCTTCCAGTCCGGTGCGGTGTGGGGCGGCATGGTGCAGCGATTTCTCGATTCCGAATTGCAGAAAGACCCGCAGGCTTTCAACGAGTGGGCCAAGGGAATTTCCGATGAACTGATCCCGCCGGTCCTCCCCGATGTTGCGCGCCCGCCATTGGAGATTGCCGCGAACGAGAACTTCTTTACCGGCAAGCCGCTCATCCCGGATTCGATGAAGGACGCCAGCGGTCAGTACCAGTTCACCGATGCGACGAGCGAGGCAGCAAAGTCTCTGGCGAAATATGTCTCACCCGTCGTCAATATCTCGCCCATCCACATCGACGAACTGGTGCGAGGCTTTACGGGCACGCTCGGTCAGGATGCATTGAAAGCGGTTGACGCAGCATCCGGCAAGCCCGGTATGCCATGGGAAGTCGCGGACATTCCGTTCGTGCAATCTTTTGTGGTGCGCAATCGCGGGTCCAGTCCCCAGCACATCGAAGATTTCTATACCGATCTGCACAAGCTCGAACAGAAGAACGTTGATTTCGGGCTCGCCAGAAAACGCAACGACTACAGCGCCATGCTGGCGAACGCGAACGGACGGGCCTATTTCCGGATCGACCAGATCGCAAAAGCAATGGCCGTCCAGCACGACCTTATTCGCGGGATTGAAGCAAACGAAACCATGTCCGCCGACGAAAAGCGCCAGTCCATCGACGCCACCTACGCAATGATGCTGGCGGAATCCAGGGCCGGTTCGGACGCCATCAGAAAGATCGCTCCATGACCACGCTCGCGGTACGCAATAATAACCCTACAAACATTAGGGCTTCTCACCACGGCCTTCTCCCGTGGCAAGGGCAACTCGGCACAAACGAGGGCTTCTGCGTCTTCAAGACGGCGGTTTATGGATTTAGGGCAGCAGCAAAGATCGTACATGCATACGCGGGTCGCGGCATTTGCACCGTCGGGGCCATCGTGCGCACATGGGCCCCACCCAAGGAGAACGACACAGACGCCTATGTATCCGACGTTTGCCTGCACTCTGGGTTTTCACCTGACACGGCGATTTCAACGGCTGCTGAAAAGGCCACCCTTCTCAAGGCAATGGCAATGCACGAATCCGGCGGCTGGTTCTTTGCCGAACCCGATTTGGTTCAGGGAATTGCACTCGCATGACCGTCAAGCACCCGGCGATCGCGGTCAGGGGAATCCGGGGGCGGGGGCCGGCGGGCAGAGACTCCTTTACCATCGTTACCGATCCATCAGGCAATTTCCAGTTCGCCAAGCTAAGCCACCTTGCCACCAAGGGCGATGTTGCGAGCGGCGGTATCATGCCCCCGGTCTTTACCGCGACAACCGCCGGCATTGTCCCGGCCTCCGGCGGAGGCACGGTGAATTTCATCAGGGCCGACGGTACATGGGCGGCGCCTGCGACTTCCTCCGGGGCCAACCCGACCGCAACCGCAAGCGATGTAGCGGTCAATGGCGTGGCGACAACTTTCCTGCGCTCGGACGGCGCGCCTGCCGTACAGAAATGTTCATCTTCGCAATTCGGCCTTGCCAAGGTTGACGGTACGACGATCACAGCCGTAAGCGGCGTCATCAGCGCATCAACGACCGCTGCGGATTCCTCCATCGCGCGGTTCATCAATGTCCCGGCGCATCCCGGCTTCGATCCGCAGATGATCTACGGGGCAACCATCGTTCTTTCCAACAGCAACAAGACGGCCACTCCCGCGAGCGGGTCGCCGTACAATCATGCCTATGGGACACCCGCCCGCTACACCGGGAAATGGTATTGGGAAGTGGTGCCGGGCAACACTGGTTTCGAGAACATCGGCATCTGCGGCGGTGGTGGGCACGGGACGGACAGTGTCAACGGCAGCGTCGGCAACTTCGGCCAGTGGATCGACCGTACCGGACAGATCGGCTGGGCGAGTTCAGGCAATCTCTACTACTACAACGATTCAAATTGGCACACAGCTATCAATACCTGGGCGGCCACGAATGTGCTGGGCTTTGCGCTCGACATCGACAATCTTCTGTGGTGGGCGCGGGTCGGAACCGGCAACTGGAACAACAATGTCTCGGCCGACCCGGCAACGGGCGTCGGTGGAATCAATGTGCCGTATGTGTTGTCGGGCGCCTCGAACGGCTTGATCTGGCCTGGCCTCAACATGGGCAATACGAGTGCCACGAGCATGTATCTGCTCTCCGCCGATTTCGCACATTCGGCACCCACAGGTTTTTCGCCGTGGGGCGGGTCGTAACGGTGCCGCGAATCGCATAGACACTCCGCATGGGGCGACCTCTTGCGATTGATCTCTATTGCGGCCTAGGTGGATGGTCTGAAGGTCTTTTGGCCGAAGGCTGGGACGTAATCGGCTTCGACATCGAGCAGCACGTTTACGGCGAGCATCGCTATCCGGCGCAGCTTGTCATCCAGGACGTGCTAACGCTGCACGGCTCGCAATTCAGGAGCGCGGACCTGATCGTCGCATCCCCTCCATGCCAAGCGTACAGCTATCGCGCAATGCCGTGGAAGCGCGCGAAGGCACTCCCGCCGCCCGACAATACGCTGTTCGAATCGTGCTTCCGCATCCGGCGCGAGGCTTGCGAGGCGGCTGGGCGGCATATCCCGCTGATTGTGGAGAACGTGCGCGGTGCGCAGAAATGGGTCGGGCGGGCACGTTGGAATTACGGCTCGTTCTATCTGTGGGGCGATGTGCCGGCGCTCATGCCGAAACTGAAAGCCCGTAAAGCCCCCGGCAAAACACAATGGTTCAACGACGGACCCAGAACACCGGAATCAATGGCGTCAATGGGAAGCAAGTCACCGGCCCGCAAATTCGCCTCCGCCATGATCGCCAAGATTCCGCTGCCGCTGTCCCGTTATATCGGCGCGACGTTCAGGCCCTTGCACTCATCCTGACTCCGCGTCAGGATTGGTGAGGGCGTGCGGGCCGATTCGCATGATGACCGTGCTTGTCGTTGTTTTTCTTCTGAAGGGGCATCCTGACGTGCAGAGTTTCGCCATTCCGTTCGAGCCGCGCGTCACCGTGCAGGAATGCAAACTGGCATCCGGCCCGGTTTTGCAGGAAATTCCCCGCACCATCCAGATGCTCGGCTGGGCATGTATCAGTATGCCCTTCACCAAAGCCGTTTCGCTGTGACCATGCACTCCACAGCCGCAGGCTCACCAACCGCGCAACTCATCGCGGCGTCCGCCGCAGTTCTTACCGTGCCGGCACTCCCTCTCTGGCTTGCGATCAGCGCGGCAGCTGTTCCCACCATTTATTACCTGTTGCTCACCCTCGATTATCTGCGCAACTGGAAAGCCTCGCCGACCCCGGCCACGCTCGGTTCTGCGCTCGCCACCCTGACGGGCATCTGGAAACAGGACAAACCGATGCTGATTGCCGGGGCCATGCTGGCCTATGCGGGCGCGCAATACGCCCACCTGCCGATCCCCGCATGGATTTCAACGCTCGCAATGGCTGCGGGCCTCGTCATCGTCCACAACGTCTCCAAACAGACCACCCTTGCCACCCTCACCCCGGTTTCGGCGTCCATTGCTCCCCTGGTGGAGAAGATCGTCGCCGCCGCACAACCAGAAGGAACTCCAAAGCCATGAAGCATCTATTCACCGCAGCTCTTGCGGCGCTTGTTCTCTCAATCGCCGCACCGGCCAGTGCCGCCTCATTCGACCTGAACGGGCTTCTTGCTGCGACAGCAAACGACCTTGCCGCCGCCGATGCGGACGCCATCGCTCATCATGACGTGTTCGCCAGCCAATGCTATGAAGGCGTGGCCGCTTTCGTGACGGCAAATCCACTCAACCTCACTCTGCCAAACGTGGTCGGTGTCGCCTCCGCCTTTCAGGTGGCGCGTGACGGCGTAAAGGCCGCGCAGTCCGTCAAGGCGACGGGGCTTCTGCCGCCAGCCCTTGTGCAAGCCTGCGGCCCCCTCGCCCTCGATGTCCAGAACGACCTCGGCAAAGCAGCCAACACAGGATTGCTCTCTTTCCTGCATCTTTGATTCAAGCCTCACAGGAAGCCACACAGTAGCGTCAGGGCCGGACAGTCTGAGATACGACTGGTCCGGCCTTCGCTTGCCACGGGCCAGCGTGGAGAACATTTACCGGGCGGTTTTGACAGTCCCTTGAGGAACAAACCATGATTTCCTCATTTGACACGTCCCAAACGGGGAATCAGGTCATCCGTTTGCAGTTCGTCCGTGAAGCCGCGCTATCCTCAGATCTGATTGCATGGTTCTCTCACGGCGGCGGATTTTCCCATGTCGATGCGGTCGGGCCTCGCGGCGAACTCTGGGGCGCCCGCTCGGATCGGGTAGGAACCATCCCATCCGGGGTGCAGATTCGCCAGGCGGATTACCACACATTTGTCCACAGGGTTATTTTCACGCTGCAAGTTTCGCCGGCCCAGCGCAAAGCCTTCTGGCGGTTCCTCTATGCACAGGTCGGCAAGCCCTACGACTCAAAAGCGATCTGGGCATTTGCCTTTGATCGCGACTGGCGGGCGACCGACTCATGGATTTGCAGCGAACTTCAGATGGCCGCACTCGAAGCAGCAGGCATCGTTCCGGCCCTCTATGTGCCGACGGTAAAGATCACGCCGCGCGACGTGGCCCTTGTCATTTCGGCCATCGGGGCTAAGGTGCTACCGGAGATGACATGGCAGACGGAATCGGCCGGGCAAAAGCCTATCGCTTACGCGCCGAAGAACTGCGTCGCATAGCTGACACCATGCACCCAGAGGCCCGCGATCAGTTGCGCCGCCTTGCCAGCGATTATGACCGCATGGCGGCGAACGCAGAACTGGAAGCCATTACGGAAACGGGGTTTCATCCGCGTTTTTTGCGGTAATCAGCATTCTTCGTCCACTTCGGCTGGCGCGTGGACAAACGGCGGGACGATTGCCTTATGCACATGCGGCGCCGCCTCGATGATAAGGCGTGACAGGCTCGCATGGTCGATTTCGTATGTACGAAATGCCCCCGGCCTCGGTTCCAGCACACAAAGCCTGAGCGGATTGTCCACGATGTAGAACACATTACGGTCCGTCATACTGTCGCCTCATGCTGCATCGCCTTTGAAATCGCCACGCCCAGCTCATAGAGCAGATCGTCTATATCCGTGCCCGATTTTCCCCGTGCCGTAAAGAACACTTCGCAGGGATTCCCATCGTCGCGGAATCCGACCGTCGCCACGAACGGGCCGACTTCGACGTTGACCGCATGGCGGCGAGTCGGCAACGCCCACATCAGGCGGCACGCTTCATGGCATCGCGGCGCGGCGGTACAGCCGAACCCAGATGCGTCCAGTCCTGAAAGGGATATTTCCGCACCATGTAATCGGCAAGATCGGCATGAGCGTATTTTCGCGCGAGATATTTGAGCGTCAACGGCATCACGCAGAAATCGCCGTCTTCGACTTCATTGAGGATCACCACACCTCGCCAGTGCTGCTGGCCTTGGGCGCCTCGGTATTCCTCAACGTGAAGGTAACAACTACCCGCGACAAGGCCATGCCACGTTCTTCCGCTGCCACATATTCGATTACCGTATCGAAATCCTTGTTCGTGACCTTGAACAAAGGAGGCGCCGATGCGATTAAGGCGGTTGCTAACTTCTCCGCCAATGGGTCGTCCGGAATGAGAGTTCTGGAAATAATGCGAGTAGCAAATCCCATCTATCCAAACCCTTTCAAGGAATTTGTGGCGTTCCCAATCGCGCGTGTCGCAATTCTCGGACCCGACATGGCCGCAGTATTTCGGATCATTCAGGCAAGTTCGGTCGGCTCTATCCTCATGGTTTCCGAGAAGGAACACCTTGCGCGGTCTCCACGCCTTCGAGCGCCGGCACTCCCGCTCCATCGGCTCGCTGATCAGCCGCATGGCTTCGGCGCCTGATTCAAGATCAGCCTTGTAGCGCGCGCCTTCTAGCGGTTGCGAACCGGGTTTTTCGTGGCTGTTCAGGCTCGGAAAATCCCAGGTATCGCCCAGATTCACCACCACGTCCGGCCGGTATTCGACGATGGCTTGGCCGATCCAGCGGCAATGATCCAGCGGCACGCCAGGCTTGGCCTGAATGTCAGGAATCACGAAATGGCGCTTAGGAATTTTCCCGCCCCGAGCGAATCAGCCACGCAACCCTAGATGATTCGCCAGTTCCGCAATAGACTATTCGTCCCCATCAGCGTTGCGGGCGAGAGCGCGGACAAGCATACTGCGAAGCTCCCGCACAATCTCGATTTGCGAATGAACGCGAAACTCACCGAACTCCACATTACCAAACAACCGTCCTTCTGCGACCTGGATAGCCTCACTAATCGCCTTGGCCCACGCTTCCGCGACTTCGGCCTCGGCGCTGGCAAGTAACCTCGCGCAATTCTTAACTGACAACTCGGCTGTGTCGCGTTCGGCCTTGAGGCGGGCGATTTCTGCGAGAAGAGGGCGCAACAAATCCGCGCAAATGTAGTCGCTGCTCGTACCGTTATATCCCTGCGATTCCATTTCTTCATGGTTCGCCAACCACTCCGTAGCCTTTCCGATTGCGTCCAGATCAGCGGTCATCCGGTCGCATCTCCGCCGTTGCATCCGTAGGTATCGCAGTTCGGGTTGTCTCGTTGCGTGTCATTTGATGCGGCGCATCCGGACAGCATCAAACATAGAATGATAATATATTTCGTCATGTCGTTCCTCCGAGTGCGGTTGGCTTAAGCCGTTTGCGGCAGAAGAATTGCTCCCTCACCCCGTCTCCGCCATACAAGACTTCCGCGCGCCCAACCGAGTAGTAGCCCTCGCGCTTAATGACCTCACATTCGCCGCGCGTTTGGTAGGCCCAGATCGGAATCTCAATCGGCAAACCAGGCACGTTTCCACTGATTGCTGTTAGTTTTGCGATCAGTACCCATTCAATCATGTCGTTTCTCCGAGTGCGCCGGATCGTTTGTGCATGGATACGCGCGGCCTTCCCAAACGTGCCACCACTTGCCCTCGTACTCTTCTCGGTCGAAGAAAAGAGCGCAGCCCTTGCACGGCGGCTTGCGAGAGATTTCAACAGGTATAATATCCTCAGGGCTCATGTCGTTCCTCCGAGTGCGCGGCGGGCGATGATTTCAGCAGCTCTATCGTCGGTCACGTTCGCTTTCCAATCGTAACAGGCAGACCTTACCCTCTGAATATAGTTGAGCCGGGTCAACATCTGGAAAGCTGCCAACGGGACGCTCTGCCGCTTGGTCAAAATAAGTGATTGCGCGGCGCATCCACGTCAGCAATTCATCTTTCGCCTGTACGTCTGAAATCATCTCGCTCCCCCTCCCGGCGCGCGGGCGGTTGAATCTTCGTGCAGTGCGCGGCGGGCGGCGCGAAGTTCAGCAACCGCTGGTCCAGAACGATTGCTTGCCAACTCTCGCACCTTCGCCATTGCTGTCCTCGCCTCGTCAGAATCGGCAAGATGCTGGCACAAGATAGTTTCCGCAGCTCTCATACCGTGGGCGTAAGCAAGGTCATTAAGTATATCAGCGTTCGCAATCTCCCGCGCCTGCGCTTCGATCTGTGCGCGGGCAATCGCTCCACATTCCCGACTATAATCAGCACTCATGGCCTGCGCTTCGATCTTATCGTGCGCGACCTTCAGTTTGCCGATAGTCTTTGCGAGCGCCGAACGGAACTGTTCAGTCTCGGCACTCCGCGCTTCGAGCATGGAGGCGGCTTTGTCGAGGACTCGTGCAAACGGTTCATCCCAATCCGATGATTCTTGCTCCCATTTCGCCCGCTTACGCAGCGTTGCAATCATTTCCTCCACATCCCCGCTCAGGGCGGGAGGCGGAGGCAAGCAGTTGAGAATCGCGTGTACTTCGGCCGTTGCCGTGCGCCGGATCATCAGCGACAAATCATTCGGGACCGCCAACACCGTATCCCACGAAATGCCTTTGTATTTTTCTGTGACCATTTCGCTTGCCTGAAACGAATCCCACAACGCTCTCGCGCATCGTTCAAGCGTATCGCCGTTCCATCGTTCCGGCTCTCTATCGGTCATGGCTTGGTCCTCGCGGGCGCTGGTGGTCATGGAAGCACTCGCCGCAAGTTTTCATGGCGCACGAATCTCCAAGTGCCGTCATACCGTCCGTCGAGATACACGCTGTCATCGTCTGCTTGAACGACGCGGCCAAACTTGAAACCGGCATACTGGATATTTGACGAATTAGTTATTTCAACGACCTCGCCCAACTTCGGCTTCCATTTTCCGCTCATTTCCCGTCCCTCTCGCGCCCGTTGGTCATGCGGCCAATTCCCACCGGAATTTGTCTTGTTTCGGGGTTTTGTCCACGCGCGGCCGTGACGGACAATTCCAGCTGCGGCCCTTCACTTCAGCCGCGATGCGGAAACCGACCGCGCGAAGCGATGCGCCGCTTTCGGTTTTGAGTGTGTACGTTGATACGCGACGATAGCCGAGTGCGAAGATTGCCTTGCACGATGCGCCATAAAGGAACGATGAGGCGTTGCGCGTTCCGTCTGTAGCGAGCCGGGTAATCTCAAGCGTCATGCCGTCCTGCATGGCTCGCGCGTTCGGCCGCCCGATGATCGAAACGCCTACGATGGAGCCAGCCAGTACCGCGCCGAGAGAGAATTTATGCCCCGTCACCGGCCCATGATGGCGGTGATGCTGCGCGACAAACGCGTTGGCCTCGCCCAACTCCAACGGAATAAGCGACAATCTCTCCCGCCCATTGCTTTCCGTCATGGGGGATTCACGCGATTCTGACATAACGTCCTGCTTGCCAGTCGTATTTCCAGGCTTTCGGGTTGGGAGCGGAGAGCGACCGCTTCGACTTGGTGACCCCCAGATGCTTTTTGCGGGTACGGGCGACTTTCGCTTTTTCTGCCACGTCGGCGCCAGTCAACAGCGCATGACACGGCGCGCATACCGCCCGCATCTTCGTCTCGCGGTTTTCGCCGCCGTTTATCAGCGCGGGTCGATGATCGAATTGCGGCCGATTGCGCGGACCAAAGAGAGAGTAGCAGTCGGCGCAACGCCAATCCTGCCGAATAATCATCCGGTCCTTGACGCGGCGCGGAACCGGCGTGTCGTCGGTCTTGCCGACCCATTCTTTGACCGCCCTAGCCAAGCCCAAGCCTCCCCTCTTCCGCCCAGATTTCTTCGGCGTCTCGCTTGGCTTCAGTCAGAGTCTCGAAAGCCTCCGCCAGACATTCGCCGGCATCGTCCACAGTTCGCTGATTGTGTTCGCGCCGTCCCAGAAGAATGCGCGCGTCATCGTCCATGTCGGCACGCATCGCCAGGATGGTCATGCCGTTCCAGTTTTGTAGTGCCATTCAATCCTCCAAACAGGCTTCGGGGGGAATTGCCGGTTTTGTGTCCTGTACGGGCGATGGATCGTCCAGAAAAGCCGTGGACTTTACTTCGCGCTCAGCCGGAGCTTCCAAGTCTCTCACTTCCTCCGCAATCGCCAGCCCTTTCAGGCAATCGGCAAAGCCGTTGCGCAAGGCAAAGGCGCGGGCGCGGTTGAACAGCATCCGCGAGGGGTACAGAATCCATGGCTGCTTCGACGAATTGGCCCACAGCTTTGCGCGTTTGGCATCGGCGACCGAGAATTTGCCCTCGTAAGGGTTTGGCTGGCCTTTGCGCCATGCGCGAAAAATCGCCGTATAGGAATCCGTATCTTCCTCGCCCTCGAACAGCGACTCATGGTTGACCAGCGTACCGTTGCGCTGTGCCAGGGCCACCGCCAGATCGCCCCACACCGCCGGGCGGTTGTTGATGATGGCAATGCCGGAAAGCGCCTGCATGGGCGGCACGCCAAGTTCCAGTCCGCACATGATCCCGATGGTGACTTGTTCGGCGTCCTTGTAACTGGAAGGCGCCAGTCCAGACTTCCAGATGGCGCTCGCAAAGCGCGAGGCTTCGACATGATCGCGCGGGACGATGGCCTGTACCACCCCCCCGGCGAGCATGGGGGTCTTCGGCTTTTCGACAACGGCCGGCAGGGTTTGTGGTTCGCTCATGTTGTCTCCGTAAGTTGCTTCTTCGCCCTCTCCCGCATGTCGGCCAGCGCCGATGAGTTCGATGCAGCCCAATTCGGTACCGGCTCGTTTGGCGTCGATTTCAGATAGAGCAGCATTCCAGCATTGGCGGGGCCGTATTTGCGTTCAAGATCGAATCCGGCCTTGCCCGCGAGACAGATTGCATAACCAGCGCGGCAATGCGTTGTCTGGCACCAGTTCGTTTCATCACAGTCCTCTTTATTGCCATGCCATGAGCCCATATCGAAACCGTTTTGTTTTTTTGCTTTGTTCTCGGCTATTGCAGCGAGAATCGCGGCGTCAATATTGGGAATAAGCGGCACACTCTCAAGAATGCCCGTCAGGTCCGCGCCCGCCAGGTCCGCGCCCGTCAGGTCCGCGCCCGTCAGGTCCGCGCCCCTCAGGTCCGCGCCCCTCAGGACCGCGCCCGTCAGGTCCGCGCCCGTCAGGTCCGCGCCCGCCAGGACCGCGTCCCTCAGGTCCGCGCCCGCCAGGTCCGCGCCCGTCAGGTCCGCGCCCGTCAGGTCCGCGCCCGCCAGGTCCGCGCCCGTCAGGACCGCGCCCCTCAGGACCGCGCCCGTCAGGTCCGCGCCCGCCAGGTCCGCGCCCGCCAGGTCCGCGCCCGTCAGGACCGCGCTCGTCAGGACCGCGCCCGCCAGGACCGCGCCCGTCAGGTCCGCGCCCGTCAGGTCCGCGCCCGCCGCGTAAGCCAATTTTACAGCAAGGCCGCGTTTGATCGAAATGCTTGCGCGCGCAGAGCACTCAATCTCGGCGGTGAATTGTACTTTGCCTGACCAGCGATTCTTAATCTCGAATTTCATGCTTCGTCTCCTAAAGCGCCCACGGCGGAATGTCGCCGTCTTGCAGCATTTCGATTTTCTGCGGTGTCACCCAAGGCAACTCTCCGTAGGTATCAAGACAGGTGCCATAAGTCTGTTTCAGCGACTCGATTTCCGCGCGGGCCGTCTCACATATCATGGATTGAGGTGAGAGTGTACGGCCGATGACCGCCGGGGCGGGGCCTTTCGACTGAAAAATCCACAGCCATGTCTTCGGGGAATCGGCCAACAGCGATTTCATCAGCGGGTCATATTCGGGAGACACGCCGTCGCTGCGCCCATCCTTGACAAACCCCGCAACGAAACTCGCCGCTTCCATGTAGAACGTTGCCTGTATGTGATAGCGGCGGCGGCCTATTTCCAGCCGCACCGTATCGGCCAAGGGCGTTCCGCTCTGGGCCTGGATGGTTTTCAAATCAACGATCGCGCGTGCCTTCAGATAGTCCAGTCTCGCTTTGCAATTCACACCGATCTTCGGACAGGTCCAGAAGATTGATACCTCGCTGGCGCCGCCCGAAAATGCCTTGGAAAAAGTCGGGTCACGTTCGATCATCGCGGCGGCAATCTCGATCTTGTCCAACCATTTTTGCGTGAGGAAGGTCTTGCCGGCGTGCGCGGCTTCGTGGGTGTCAAGGAAGTGATCCCAGATTTTTGCGTTTGGGTCGGCTTCGTGCAGCCGCTCGATCAGTTCGGCTTTAGACCCCGAGACTTTCAGTCCGAGTTCGCGCAGCCGCGCTTTCAGGTCGTCGGCAGTTTCCAGACAGTCGGGGAAATCCTCCGGTATCACCTTTGGCGCATAGCAGGCGTTGAATGCTGCTGGCCCCTCGCAAATCCGTTTGTGGAAGGCGGAGCCCAGGTCTTTCGCTTCGGACGACGTTTCGTCTGCCAGCACATCGGCCTGATTCGGATTCATGCTCGACCGCACCCAGAAATCGAGCGGCGATTGGCGCAGATTCTTCATCCCTGATGCAGAGAGCGCCGGGACCGAATGGTAAGACTTTTCGTCAAGATCAAAATACACGCCTTCTTTGAAATCCATTACACAGACCTCCAATGGTGACGTGTGCCAATGTTGCCGATTGTTGAGGTCGCAACCCCATATTCCTTTGCAATTTCTCTATGCTTAACACCGCTGGCAATTAGCACTCGAATCGCTATTACATCGCGTTCTTTGAGTTTTGCCTTTGCGTGGCGCTCACCGCGATAAGTGGTGCCGAGAACGTGGCCGCGTGCGCGGAACGCCTCTGGGTCAATCTGCCAACCAGCCCGACCTTTGGAAATCATATCTTGCATGTTGTCGCTCCGCGTTCCCGTAAACAAATGGTCAGGGTTTACACAGGCGCGGCTGTCACACGTGTGACAGAGTTTGTGGCCAGCAGGGATAGTCCGCCCGACCAACTGCCACGCAATTAAGTGCGCATAGCTTGTTCTGCCACCCATCAACAGCCGCCCGTAGCCGTTTTTGAATGTTGCCGCCGTCCATATCCAACAACCCTTCTCGTTCTTTCGGAGTTTGCGGTTGAACCTGGCCGGGGCGGTCGCGAGCGCGAGGGCAAAGCGAGCCTTGGCAAGATCGGCTTTCGGCACAGCCTCGAAAAATTCTGGCACACATTCTCCTAAGTTAATGCCAGCGCCTCACGTCTTGCCCAGCACGTCCCACATTGCGAGCGTCTTAATCCGCTATCGGGATGCGACATACAACGACTCGCCCGCACAATCTTCCAGAATTTTCGTCCGGCGTGGTAAATTTCCGGTTAATGCTCTTGACCGCGCAAACTTATCCACTAAAGAATTGCCCGTCGAAGGGAACCATAGATGGATTCTACCGCAGCCTTCATCGGGCGCTTCGCGCCCGCAGTCAAACAACCCAAACCCAAAAAGCAAAAGATACTCGGCCAGCTCCGGGAAATATCATTCACTATTCCGGGACTCATCGGCGGCAAGGCAAGGCCACGCTTTTCCATGCGGCAGGGGCCGGGCGGCCCTATCGCCCATGCCTACACCCCGCTCAAAACCAAGAGCGACGAAGCCATTGTACGGCACTATGCCCATGACGCGGTGCGTGAAAGCGGCTTGCTGCACGGCCCACTGGAATTGACCATGCATGTTGTGCGGACTTGTCCGGCGTCGTGGTCGCAGAAGAAAAAGGCCGCCGCCCACTGGATCACCGGCAAGCCCGATGCGGACAACTCCATCAAGCTCGCGGGCGACGCCATGAACGGAATCGTCTATGGCGACGACGCCCAGATTTCCTGTGTGTCGTTTCACCGGACCTATGGAGCAGAAAATTCTGTGCATATCACGGTAAGCGAACTCACATGAGAAGCAACATCACCCACGCGCAGAGTCATCCAAACACTGTCGCCCGCAAGGAAAGAGCCGTGGCCCTCTTGCGCGGCCTGCAAAAGCGCGGCGGCATTGGCCCGCTCGGCAACATGATGGGCCTTCCTGGCTGGCGCTGGTCGCTCGCGCAAGGCGTGATCGCGACCAACAACAAACAGTGGTGGATAACTCCGCGCGGGCTTTTCTGGCTGGAATGCTACGGTAAATGAACGATCTGTTCGAGCCAGGCGACCTTCCGCGCATCGCGCGCTACGACGCCGAACAGATATTCCAGGCTTACATGCGTGCGAAAAACTCCGGCCAGTCCAGCACACCATTCAGATTCACCGATAAGCAAACCCGCTATTTCAACGTCATCTGGGACGGGCAAGCCTTCACGCGCAACTCGTTCGATCTGGTTCCGCTCGATCCTGTGCAGAACTAACCCGGTCCACAGCCACCCTCATTGCGATACCTTCCGAATGCGCGCACTGATTCGTGCGTCGAAGGGTGATTCCGCATGGCTGATGTTTGGTTCCGGTTCTACAATTCTGCCCGAAATAGTCGGAAAGTTTCCGGACTCAGTCCGATTTGCTTCCGATGTTGGGTGCTTCTTTTGACGATCGCCAGCGAAAAGAACGGCGACATTCCAAAGGACTTTGATGATCTTGCTTTCGAGCTGCGTATGGAACCAAAGCGGGTAAGACTGGCCGTGAAAGTCCTTGTGGATGTTGGCCTTTTGGTCGATTGCGAAACCTGCTTCCGCACACCGGACTGGAATGAGCGCCAGTTCAAATCCGACAGCTCAAAAGAGCGCGTAAGGGCCTTCAGGGAACGTCACAGAAACGTTACTGTAACGGCGCAAGAGACAGAGACAGAGACAGATACAGATACAGAGAAGAAGAAAGAAACCACAGTGCTTCGCACTGTGTCAAAGAAAGCGCGATCACAGATCGGCGACTGGATTCCGTCGCTCAAGGAACAAGAGGCCGCGGCCAACTACTGGCAATCCAAAGGCCGCCCAGACATCAGCCTGTCAGAACAAGTTGACCAGTTTCGGGATCACCACCTAAAACTAGGTTCGCTGATGGCCGACTGGCCGGCCGCATGGCGAACGTGGTATCGAAACGCTCCGAAGATGACCAGGCAGGAACATGAACCAAGAAAATCAGCCCGCTCCCGTCAACTCGACGGTGCAGCCCGATGGTTCCAAAAGGAAGAATATCGGAACCCTGCTGACGAAACTCTCGCAGCATTACCCGCCCCAAGAGTCGTTCAGCGTGATCCTCGACGACATGGTGACTGACCTTGAACCGTTCTCGGTCTATGAGACTGAGCGTGCTTGCTCCGCCTGGCGGACCTCGGCAGAAAAGTGGATGCCGACCAGCGGGCAACTCATAGCGAAAATCCAAGAGGCACGTGAGGCTTCGATCGCGCGCGCACGCGGTGGAAGTGCGTATCGCGCGCCACAAATCGAGCCGCACAGGCGATGGGCTTACGAGCTGGAACCTTGGCGGGACATTCTCCGGCGCAATAGCCGGCCATTACCGGATCGCGATTCGCCCATGGCCTGTTCGCTCGACGTGCTGCAAACGAAACCACAATGGGCGACATGAAAGAGGCGAGCCATTCTCAGACTCGCCTCTCCAGACGGCAGGGAAGGGAAGAACCTTACCGCCTGAAACTCGCATTCATGTCTTCGGCGCGCGCGGACTCCGCTTCGGATTCCTCATCGCAGAATCGCTGGAATAGCGGATGATCCAAAGTAACAAGCACCCCGCCCTCTGACATTTCGATTCGATATGGCCCCGGCCAGTCCACAGGGTACGACCCGCAATAGATTTCCGCGAGCCAGTGCAAAGCCTGGCACTCGGCGTCTTCGGTGTCGTCGCCGGCATCTTCCGGCGTTCCTATCGTCATCCAGATAGGACCGATATTGCGTTGCAGGCGGAGTTGGATCATGGGTGCAATCTCCTTTGGCGACGAGCAAAATCGAATAGCGTAGGCGATCTGGCCTCCGGCGTTGGCGGATAGTATTTTGCGAGATTGCCGCGTACCAGCTCCAAACCCCATGCGTCAAAGCCCTTGCACAGCGCCGCTCGATTGCTTGCCTTCCACGTTTTGACATGCGCCGCAAAATAACATGGAGCCCCGCCGATCAGCATACGATACTTGCCTTTAGCAAAGGCGGTATCCTTCCAGGTCGGCCCAGGAATACGCGCGCGAGCTGCCAGGCTCTTGCGCAGCCACGTCTCGACGTTCTCACGCGGCTTGGCTTCCGGCTTGCGAATGACAGCCAGCACGACCGGCGGATTCAGTACCGCCTGGCGTTTGGCGTAGATTTCCGCGTGGCGCGTTCGCACCGGATAGGCAAGAGCGGCGGCGCTCATTTCAGGGCCTCCACGACTGGCGCGAAGATCGCTGCGAATGCGTGTTCGGCCGGCAGGGCAACAGCATGAGCCACAACCCAAGCGCCAAACACGACAACGCAAGCGTAGAGCATGAGCGCCTTCATGGTGCGCGGCCCTCCGCTTTGGCGATGGCGGCACGAACACCGTCGAAAGCATCGTCAAGGTCTGTGCGTTCTGAGTCTTCGGCACATGCGCTGATGTACTGCGGCTCATACGCGAGCCATGCCGCTTTCAGCGCCGCCAACATCTCCGGCGCGGCTGCGATAAGCGCGGCGTTGGCTTCGCGCTCCTCAGTGTAGAACTCTGTGGCCTCGACGGGCGATTCCATCACTGGAAACGTGCAGCCGGGACCGCCGAACACAATGGCCGCTCCATTGCGCGCCCGTTCATAACGCCACGGTCCCGGCGTGTGCTTCGGGGCGCTCATAGCTCATACGCCGAAAGAAAAGCGTAGGCGTTGGCGAGGAGGACACATGCCGCTCCGATACAGGCGAGGAAGCCAGCCTCATTCAACGGCGCTTGCGTTGCGAGTGAGAGCAGGGCCACCGCCGCTGTGAGGCAAAGGCCGCATTGAATGCCGCGCGCGCTCACAACAGCACCCATGCGACAATCGCCGAACCAATCACAACCGACAACAGCGTCGGGCCTATGATGGCTGCGGCCTGGTACTGCAACTCGTTTGCCGCGATAGCAGCATCAGCCGCGCGTTCAATCATAATGCGCCTGGACTCTCGATCCGATGCAGCGCGGTTGTAGGTGATATGGGTCATGGTCGTGTTCCCTTTTCAGATCACCCCGCATGTTCTCTCTTGCGCGCGGCCTTGCAAGCGAAACCCTGCAACGCGGTAAATATCTGGTTAACGTGACGCCTCGTCATTTGAGGGCAATCCGCGCCGTCCGAGCAGTAAAACAAACCAATCAAAGCACCTACACTCTCTCCCTGCTCTGCTCGCTCCCCGGAGCGATGCAATCGTGACGCGGTGTCATGGTCAGGTGAGAGCGCCAGGCGATGGGGCTGCCTGGGTGATGGTCCCTCCCCCTTTCCCCTCTCTCTATGTCCACATTTTCTGTATGGTCTTTGGCGCTAACATCTTGACACTGCGTCATTCTTTTCCATCCTCTGCCCTCTCCTGCAGGCCCGGGGCGCGGCCGGAAAGACCGGGGGCGGGGCCGGCTGGGGGCCGCAATACGGGGGCCGACGGGTGAGGCTAATCCCCTCTCTATTTCGCTTTGCGGCGGGATTATTGGCGTTTGACTGTCCCCGTGGGACATGCCATGGTGGCGGGGCGATGGGCGCTATCATCGAATGTCTGGGTTGCGGGTACGGGCACGACAATTTGTGGTCGTGCGAGCGGGCGCGTGTTGCTCGGGAGAGGGCGGCGTTTCCCGTTACTGTGCCTGCTGTTTCCGGGTCGGTGGCGCTTCCTGTGGAAAACATTGCCGAAAAGACCGGGGGGCCGTCTGAAAGCATGGATGAGCTGCGCCTTCGATTGGCGGAGACGGAACAGAAATTGGCGGAAATGCTGGGGAAACGCCGCAGCATGGAGCGCCGGAAGAAGGCCAGGCACCGGGCGAATGTGAAGGTCAAGTGCGGTCGTTGACAGTTTGTGGTGAGAAGGCCAATGCTTTGTGCGGGCGATTCGCGGGTGTCGCAGACAGACTACGACTAGGATTGGTTCCTGCGCCCTTGGTGTTTGGGCTCGCGGACTTTGCTTTCACGAAGGGGCTTTCATGGACACTGTGACGGGCGTGGTCGTTTTGCTGGTTCTGCTGTTCGTCGGGCTGGCGTTTTTGCTCGATGCGTGACCTGGAGAGCCGTATCCGCGCCGTTGTACGGCGACGCACGCCGAAAGGCTGGAAGGTTATCGAAAAGCCCCACGCCGATTATCACGGCCGCGCAACAAGCGACCGGGTAATCGTTTGCCCGCGTCTCGACGAGCGCGACGCCCTGCTGATTTTTCTCCATGAAGCCGGCCACGTCGTTCTGGGCCATCTGGACGATCCGACTGTCCCTGACTGGAAAGCGGAATACGAAGCCGACCAATGGGCGATGAAAGCCATGCGAGCGGAAGGCGTTGCTGTACCGGAACGCGCCCGTGGCGTGCAGCGTCACATGGTGCGGTGCTACGTCGAAAAGGCGCAGGACAAAGACCCGGACCTGGAAATCGACGACGAAATCCTGCGCTATTGCTATCCTGATAACTGGAAGCTTGCCGCATGATCTACACCGCAAGGGAACTGGATTGGGCGCGCGATTTGTTTCTGGGCGCCGCGCCTCGTGCCATCTGCATCAGCTCCCGCCGCACGAATAACAACACAAGCTGGCACTGTACGGACGGCGCGGAATTTGAATCGTGCCGTGACGCGCTCGACCATCAAGAGGTGCTGGTTGCTGCGGGGAGCGCGCTGTGAAAAAGCAGTACGCCCCCTCCGGCAAGCGAATACTGACCCCGCCCAAAGGCAAGCCGCTTCCCGCCTCGTCGCGCAAGACCGCCAACCCGCCGCAGATCATTCTCGATCCCGGCCGCGATTATGGTCCGGCCATGGCGAAACTGACCGACAACCGCAAGCGGTATGTCATTGCCTATGTCGGTACGGGCGGGCGCTCGCCGAAACTGGCGGCCGAACTGGCCGGCATAGGAGGCACGCCGGAGAACGCAGCGTCCGAAGCCTGTCACCTGATGCGCAACGAACTGGTGCTCGAAGCGATCCGCGAGGAAACCGAGTTTCTGTTTCGCGGCGCCGTCATCCGTTCTGCGGACACGCTCCTGTCTCTGCTCGATGACGAAAGCGCGAAAATCCGCCTCGATGCAGCCAAGGAACTGCTGAACCGGGGCGGAATGATTATTTCGCAGCACATCACGGTCAAGCACGAACACACGCTGGAAGATTTGAGCGGCGACGAACTGATTGCGCGCCTCGTCGAACTGCGGGCGAAGAACAACCTGATCGAATACAAACCGACGGGCATTGAGGGAATTGAATCGCTCGACCAGAACGCTCCTGTTCTGGACGGCGAGTTTGTCGAAATGAAAGAGGCCGCATGAACAAGAACAACACCCGCGACGCGCGCTGCGTGCGGCTGGGTTTTACGCAGCAGCAATGGGCCGCACTCGCGAAAATCGCCAAGGAAAACCGCCGCGCCATCAATGCGGAGATTGCCTTTCGCATCGAAGAATCGTTGCCTCGCGAGGGCGAGTGAGCGAGAACTCGTATCTCGTTCTCTATGAATGGGACGGCGGTTTATGGTTCGATGCGCCGCGCCCGGACGAAAATGGTTGCTTCCAGCCCTACGGGCCGTTCAAGACCGAATATGAACGCCGCGTCGCTATTGGAAAGTTCAATCGCGGAATCAAGCTGCCATGACAAAATCGCCGGACAGACAGGCCTTGGAACTGGCGCGCATTGAAGCGGTGCTGGACCGTTTCGTCCGATTCGTACTGCGCCATAGCGAAGACAAGATGACTGTGCTTGTCGAAACGCGCCGCCTCGCGCACATGATCACGGGCAGACTGCCATGACAAACCCGCCGGACCGTACAGCCCTACTCGAAGAAGCCAAGCTTCAAGAAGCTCTTGCCAGGCGGCGGCGATTCTTCGCGTTGGATTTTTACAAACCGTACACCAAGCAAAAGCTCTTTCACGACCTCGGCGCAACCAAACACGAACGCGCGCTGATCGCAGCCAACCGTTCGGGCAAGACGTGGTGCGCGGGTGCTGAAGTCGCGATGCACCTTTCGGGGATTTATCCGAAATGGTGGGAAGGACGGCGCTTTGCCGAACCGACGCGCTGGTGGGCGGCGGGCATGACCGGACTTGCGGTGCGCGATGTCTGTCAGAAAGTGTTGTTCGGTACGCCGAACGTGCTGGACGATCGCGGCACCGGCATGGTGCCGAAGTCTTCGGTAAATTGGGACAAGGGCACGACACTGGCCCACGGCTATGCTGGGCTGTACGACACCGTACAGGTCAAGCACAAATCCGGCGGTACATCGACCGTGCGTTTTATGACTTATGAGCAGGGACGGGAAAAATGGCAGGGAGAAACCCTTGACGGCGTGTGGTGCGATGAAGAACCGCCGATCGCTCTCTACTCGGAAGGGTTGACCCGCCTCGCTACTACGGGCGGGATCATGCTTTGCACGTTTACCCCGCTGATGGGCCGTACAAAGGTTGTCCACAGGTATCTTTCCGAACCCTCGGATGACCGCGCCTACGTAGGCATGACGATCGACGACGCCGAACACATCAGGCCGGAAGAGCGCGAACGCATTGTCGCGGGCTATCTTTCGCACGAACGAGCGGCGCGCGCACGCGGCGAACCGATGATGGGCTCGGGGCGAATCTTCGAGGTTGACGAAGAAGACTTGAAAGAGCCGTCCGTCAATCCGGTTCCGTCGCACTGGTTCAAACTCTGGGCGATCGACATTGGAACGGAGCACCCGTTCGCTGCGGTGCTGCTCGCGCACGACCGTGACGCCGATGTTGTCCACGTCCTGCACGCCTTCAAGATGCGGGAATCCAGACCGATAGATCATGCGTCCGCGATGAAGCCCTGGGGGAAGGAAATTCCCGTCGCATGGCCCCATGACGGTCATATCCGCGAGCGTGGGAGCGTCGAACCTGTGATGCGCCTCTACAAGGACGCCGGCCTGAAGACGCTTCCCAGCCATGCTGCATTCCCCGACGGGACGATTTCCACCGAAGCAGGAATCCGCGTGATGGACGACCGGATGCGTTCGGGCCGCTTCAAGGTGGCTTCGCATCTTTCCGAATGGTTCGAGGAATACCGGCACTATCACCGGATTCCGAAGAACGATGGCTCATCCGAAATCGTCAAGCAGAACGACGACCTGTTGAGTGCGACCCGGATTGGATGCATGACGATCCGCTCCGCGCGCAGAGGCGCCGTCGGACAGGAACAGCGGCAAGGCTCAGACGTGTGTCGCGATGTCGATTTCGACGTACTGAGTTGCGCCGCTTGACCCCCTGAGTGCGAATCAGATTAGGTCGCGTGCATGGGCGCGCGAATCAATTCTCGACTTCGTAAGAGTTTGCAGCGGCGGCTTTCCGAAGCGCAGAACCATCGTTGCGCCTATTGCGGGGGCGACATTCGCGTTGGCTGCACCATCGACCATCTGGTGCCGCAGGCCAGCGGCGGCAAGCATTCCTATCTGAACACCGTTGCGGCGTGCGCTGACTGCAATCGTCGCCGTGACCGCGAAAATCCACTGGTGTTTTTCCGCCGCCAACAAGAACTCGCGTGGGCACGATGGGCGACCGCGTAACTCCGGAAGAACGTGCTGCCATCCTTGCCTATGCGGGGAAGGTAACGCGCTGTCCCGATGGCGAAGCACAGCACGCGAATCTGAGCTGGCACATCAGCCCATATGATGTTTGGCTTTCGCAACAAGGCATTGCCGTTGTGCCGGACAAAACCTTTCAGGAAAAACGCGGCGGACGAACCGGCAGGGAGTTCACCTACAGCAACAGCCAGATCGTGGGCAGCCGTGGCGACCTTGTGGATCAACTATCAGCCGTTCTGAAGGCCGCTTGACGGCGAATCGCGAATCAGTCGTTGATGCGTGCGGGCAAAGGCGTAACGGACCATGTTTCACTTCGACTGTGATTTCGGGGCTTGTCTGTTCGGGGCGTTTTTCGACGGCGATTCGGTTTTCTACATTTGCTTCGGCCCGCTCTGTCTTTCGATCTGGCTTGGCGGCGACGATGACGAGGCGTTCGCATGACCTTCTGGCGCAACCGCCCCGAAGCTATTGTGGTGGAAGAATCGCCGTCCCAGAACCGCGTCTATGTCTGTTCCAACGACATGATGGGGCGCCTCTCCCGCTATGAACGGGACGAAAAAGGCAGACCCAGACTGACCCATGTGTACCAGCATCCGGTTATGCCGTGCATGTTTGTCGGCCGCGCGGTCGAACTGATGCGTCTTTCGCCAGCCGACGAGTGGAGAGTCGCTGTACCGGAAGAATCCCCGTCGCCAACCGCACCGAACGCAGCCGCAGCGAGGGCCGCATGAAAACCATCTACTGTCTTGTGCTCTCGGAATCCGAGTTCAAATGGCTGCGTGCCTGGATCAATGCGGGAGTCTCGCCGGAATCGGAAGGCGCCAGCGTCCTCCGAAAAATCGAACAACTCGCCGAAGACGACAGGCCAAAACCGCAAAGGGTGTTTCCATGACTTCCGCACTCGAAATCCTGCAAGCCGAACGCGATGCTGTTGAGACGACGATTTCTTCGCAGCTCTCCTATCTGGCGACACTGAAGACCGAACTTGCCAAGACACTGAAGGCGCTGGCGGCAAACGAAGCCTTCCGCGACGAACTGCAAACCGCCATCGTAAAGATCAACTGAACAGCCGGGGATGCTAATGGAGCGGTGTGTGGAACCACACACGAAGCGAGTTCAATCCTCGCTCCCCGGCGACCCTTTAGTGGAAGGTAATGGAGGGTAATGGATTGTACGCGCGCCCCCGTCCCTGCGAGTGGATTCCGGCCAAACAGAACGGCTACCTGTTCGAGTGCTGCCACTGTGCGCTTGTCCACAGATTTGATTTCATCGTGGTGAGCCGCTTCGGGCTATGGCTGAGCGCCCTTATCAATCTGTTGGGGGCGAAGGCGATGTTCCGCGCATATCGTGACGACCCCGCAACAGACGAAAGACGCAAGGTGCGAGATTCCGCTTGCGCCATGAATGAATTTTGAGTCAAGGTGCGCCCGCACGCGAGGGAATTGGCTCTCGCACGCAAGCGGAAAGGCTTGATCCATGAAAAGCTATAGCGATCTGAAAACCGCCGTCCAGAAAGCATCCTCGCCGGAACAGGCGGCAGGAACCTTCATCGACAGCGTATCCACCATCATTGAAACCAATCGCAGCGATCCGTCGGTGCTCAACGATTTCGTCCGCGATCTGCGCTCGAACAAGCAATCTCTGCTGCACACCATCACCGGCAAGCTCGGAAGTTAAGCCACAACCCCCAGCCCCGTCGAAGGGGCTACCTTGAGCGGCAAGTATCCTCCCCTGCCGCTCTTTTTTTCACTTGACGGGAAAATTCGCCGCGCAGTAAACAAGGGCGCAACCACAACGCACGAAAGGGCTTCCGAAGGATACCTCAACCAAACCCTCCCAAGCGGGCCGGTCGGCGGCACAGCAAAAACCGGCCGGCCCCGCTCCAAACATGACGCACCATCATTGACATAAAACCGCGAATCAGTCGTTTTGGTACTGGCCACCCCTCTCGCGGCTCGATCTTCTATGGCTGGACAGACCGCTCTCGGTAGCTGGATCACCAATACCTTTGCTCCGCCTGCCGGGCCGCTGGCAAAGGCCATGTCCGGCTCGCAGACGCCGGACCCGAACAAGGGTCTGACACCGGAAGAAATCGCCGCCCGCAAAAAGAAGCTGATGGCCGCCGGTCAGAGTCAGGGGCCGATGTCGTCCTTTGGCGATTCCGTGATGGCGCTGCTCGGTTCGCATCGCTGATGGCGGCTGAACGGTCGCTTTCCGGCTACGGCGATTCCGGCGCGGCGAAAGTCGCGCAGACCGCACGCGAACTATCCATCGTTGAGGAACGGCTGCGCAGTTTCGCGCAGAAGCAGGCATACAGAGGCCCCCGCGCGCTTCAATGGGAAGAGTCGGCCTCGCTGATGGCGCCGCAGTACAAAAACACCTTCTATTTCGGCAACTACAATTTCCCCGGCATCAAAAAGACCCAACTGCAAGTCGATTCCACCTGCCAGCTCGCCAACTGGAAATTCGGCGCCATCTGCGACGCAATGATGACGCCGTTCTCGTCCACCTGGGCGGTTCTGGCTTCGACCGATCCCAACATTCAGAAAGACCGCCAGTCCCGTCTCTATTTCGAGCGCGTTTCGCACATTCTCGCTGAAATGCGCAATGCGCCCAACGCCGCGTTCCGCCGGAACAATCAGGTCATCTGGCAGATGCTCGGCGCGTTCGGCAACGGCCCGCTGTTTGTGGACCGCGAAATCGACGCACGCGGAAACCCCGCCAGAGGCGTTCGCTATTCGGCAATCCCGCTCGGTCAGGTGTACATCGAGACAAACCATCAGGGCCGCGTCGTCGGCTTCGACCGCTGGTTTCGGCTCACCGCGTTTCAGGCGTCCTGCGCGTTCGAGAAAATTCCCGAACAACTGCAAACCGCGCTGGAAAAGAACTCGCAGGCCCCGTTCGATTTTCTGCATTGTGTCTGCCCGAACAGCGAATACGAACCCGGCCGCAAAGACGCTGAGGCCATGCCGTTCCGCAACTACTACATTTCGCTCACGACAAAACAACTGCTGACGCCAAAGGGCGCGACCTCCAACATCGGCGGCTACCGTACATTCCCGCTGCCCTATGCGCGTTATCTGCAAAACCCCGAAGACCCGTATGCGGACGGCCCGGCGCAACTGATTCTCCCGGCGCTGAAAACCCTCAACGCCGAAAAGACGATGTATCTGAAGGTCGGCCACCGTACAGCCGACCCTATTCTGCTTGGCCCCGACGATGGCCTTGTCGATCCGTCGCTGCGCCCCGGCACCTACATGAAGGGCGGCATGGGCCCAGACGGCAAGCCGCTGGTTTCGCCGCTCGAATACGGCTCCATCCAGATCACCAAGGAAATGATGGACGAGGAACGCGCCATCATCGGCGAAGCGTTCCTGACCACGATTTTTTCCGCACTCGTCGAAAATCCGCAGATGACCGCGACACAGGTTGTCGAACTCATCAACCAGAAGGGAATCTTTCTCGCCCCGATGGCGGGGTCTGTGGCACCGGAATATCTCGGCGCGATGATCGAACGCGAAGTTGACCTTGCGGACGACTTGATGCTGCTGCCGCCCATGCCGCCGCTTCTGCGCGAGGCAGGCGGACAGTACAAAGTCATCTATACCAGCCCCTTGTTCAAGGCGGCGCGCGCGGGCGATGCGGCAGGCTTTTTGCGCACGGTGGAATCCGCCCTCGAAGTCGCCGGCCAGACCGGCGATCCCTCGCATATGGACCCGTTCGCCTTCAAACGCGCATGGCCCGCGATCGCCGATATTCAGTCTGTCCCCGAATCGTGGATGGCAAGCCCCGACGAAATGGATGCGCTCGTACAGGCCCGCGCAAAAGCCAAGCAGCAGGAACAGGACGTACAGGCTCTTCCCGCGCAGGCGGCCATGCTGAAAGCGCAGGCCGTTGTTCAGAAAGCAGGCGGGCGGATCAATCAGCAGCCCGGCGGACAGCAGACCGCATGAGTCAACTGAACGAACGCCAAGAGTGGCTGAAGGCCGCTTATGAAAACACGCTGCAATTCCTAGACTGGCGCCGCCGCAGTTATCAACTGAAATTTCCCAACCGGGCGACGGACACGATCCTGATGGACCTCGCCCGTTTCTGTCATGTCAATGAGGATTGCCCGCATAGCGACCTCTACAAACTCGGCGAGTGGAACGGGATGCAGAAGGTGTTTCGTCGCATCCAGCGCCACTTGAATCTCACCACCGAAGAACTGTTCGCCGTCTATGGCGGCGTTCGCAAAAAAGGAGACTGATCTTGAGTTCAACAGGAACCGCCGCCGCCACTGGCGATACCGGCGCAGCAGCAGCAGCACAGACAGCGGCAGCAG